CGTAAAAAAGCGGACGCTGCGCTGGAAGAGAAGACGGGGTTGTGCGGCTCGTCGGCGCCCGTCTGCTCGCGCCTGAACGCCCTGGCCCTGTACCACTTCATCGGCGCGCCCCCATGAACTTGATGCCCTTGGGGCGGCACGCGTCGCGCAGGGCCTCGATGTCGCTCGAATAGGCGGACAGCACGTCGTCGATGAACGAGTTCGACATGCTGCCGCCGTCGGACGCCGACTCGGAGGTGCTGCCCTCGTAGCCGCGCAGGCGCAGGGCCTTCACCGCCGCATCGACGGCGATTGACTCGGCCAGGCGCGGAAGCCGCTCGACCTTGAGGCGGATGAGCAAGCGGTCGGTGACCGTCTGGATCATCTCCTCGATGGCGGGGTCGTCGGGCATGGCCTCGTCTGGGAGGTATCGCGCCTTAACGCGGTCTACGAGCGCGGCCATGGGCTAGCCCTCCACGTGGTCGGAGGCCTCAAGGGCCTGCGTGGATGTCGTGTCGATGGTCGCGATGATGTGGCCGTAGACATTGGGCAGCACGGGGATGAACACGCCGGAGGCCTTCGTCCACGTGGCCACGGGGTCGGGGGTGTCCCAGCGGGTGCAGGTGACGAACTGCATCTGGCGCTTCTCGTCGAAAGCGCCGCCCTGCTCAAGCTCCTCGGGGGTGACGCCCCAAAGGCCCGTGCCCACGGAGCCGTCGTAGCCCACGGAGCACATGACGAACTTGTCCTCGGGGAAGAAGCGGCCCTGGGACACGCTTCCGCCCTCGGCCCCGATGATGCCGTAGCGCTCCTCGTCAACGGTCAGCGTGAGGCCGTTGAACTGCTGCGCGAGCAGGTTGTTCACCTGCGCCAGGCTGGGCAGGATGCCCGCGCCGTTGACGCCGAAGATGGCCTTCTGCACGGCGGCGTTGCGCTGGATAAGGGAGAACACCTTCTTGGAGGTGACGGCCACGGTCGGGGTCTGGCCCTTGCCCTGCGCGATGGTCACCCAGCCGTCGATGTCTCCCAGGATGTCGGCTTCGGCAACCGCCCACTTGGCCGTGACCTTCTGGTCTTCGGGCACTCCGAAGTCGATTTCCATGGACACGTTGTTCTCGGCGATGATCATCTTGCCCGTGGTCAGGGCCTCAATTTTGGCCTTCTCGGCGCGCGTGACGACAGACTCGGCGGTGCGGGCGACGTCATCGAAGACGTAGCGGCGCACGGAGTCCATCTGCATGTCGAGGCCGCGAGTGATGCGGCGCAGGCGCTCGGAGAGGTTGATCTTCTCCTTGATGAGCAGGGACTCGGTGGTGACGCGCTCGAACGGCACGCGGGAACCGATGTGTGCCTCGGTGTCGAAGCCGTGGATCATGGCAACGGTGGGCAGGTTGCCGTTCTCGGCCAGGCGCGTGTACTCGGCCTCGATGTACTGCGTCTTGCGGTCGGGGAACAGGCGGGAGCCTGTGTAGCTGCGCTGGACGTTGAAGCCCTGCGAGAAGTCGAGCATGTCGCGCTCGGTGATGAGTTCAGAGATGAGACGCATGTTGCGCTGCTCCTTTCGTTAAACCAGGTAGAGGCCTGCTGCGGCGAGGTCTGCCTTCTTCGCCTTGGCCTCGGCGGATACCTTGTCGGCCTTGAGTCGGCCCTGGAAGATGATTGCGGCCGGGCACTTGTCGGTGTCGGTCATGTCGTAGTCCTCGAGGAACACGCCGAACTCGGACGTGCCCGTGAAGAGGGCTCCCGCCTTGATGATCTTGCGGTCGTCGACCTCCGTGGCCATGGCCTGCGTGGCGGTGCGGGTCTTTGCGACGATGCCCACCTCGGAATCGAGGATGCTTTCGGACTCGCCGTAGGTGAACGCCTTATTGAGCGCCATCTTTCTTTCCTCCTTTCATTCGGTTGCTGTAATCGGATGCGAACTTCGATGCGAAGGACTGGCTGGGCTTGGCGCCCGCGCCGTCCTTCGGGGGCTGGCGCTTCAGCGCCTCCTGCACGGCGGCGTTTACCGCCTTGGGGAACAGCTCCTTGATCTTGGAGATGGCGGCGTTGGTGTCGTCGGCCTTCTCCGTAACGAACATGGACAGCAGCTCGTCGCCGAGGTCGATGCCTGCGGCCTTCAGCTCGGAGCGCGCGACGCCCATCTGCTCGGCGAGGTTGATGCGACGCTCAAGCTCGGCCTTCTCGCCCTGGGCCTTCTTCAGCTCGTACTGCGCGCGCTGCAGGTCGTTCATGCCCGCCAGCTTCTCGGCCTCGGAGCGCTTGTCGTCGGCCTGCTGCGCAAGCTCCTCGCGGATGCGCTTTTCGAGCTTCTTGCCCTCGCGCGCGAGCTTCTGCTGCACGATGGCGTTCACCTCGTCGTCGGTGTACGTCTTGCCCGAGGGCTTGGGGTCGGTGCCGTTGCCCTCGTTGCCGCTAGGCTCGGGGTCTGGGTCGGTGCCCTCATTGCCTTCTGTACCATCGCTTGCGGGGTCGGCACTTCCGCCCTGCGGCGGCGTGAGGTTTCCGCCCGCTACGCCAGCGAACTTCTGTCGGTTTCCGTCTTTCGCCATGTTTCGCACCCTCCATAAGGTTTCTCGTGGCTCATGCCTGCACGTTTCGCCGTAGCTTTTAGCGGGTTCCACGCCTGCCCGATGCCGTGGCTTTTAGCGACTTCAACGCTCGGTCGGTCTTTGACCAAGCCAGTGTCCCGCGTGCGTGAGATTCGCCCGCTACGAGGGGTCTAGGATGTCTTCAAGGCGTTCTAGCGTCGGCAGATCGGCAAGGCGCATGACCTCCGCGCCTTCGTCGGTTATCACCACCATGGGGATGCGCGTTATGCGCTCGGAGTTGTTCAGCCGCTCCATGAGGCCGTCCCATGCCCAGTGCTCGCGCACCTGGTCTGGGTATTCGGCTGCAAGCGGCTCTATGACCGCCTTCCTGTAGGCTTCGCACGCGGGGCAGCCCCGGCGTGTGATGTACTCGGCCCTGATCACGTCTCCTCCAATCGGCAAAAGAAAAGCCCCCATGTCGGGGGCTTCGTTCTACCGTGGAGGTGAGAAGGGTGTTCGGTTTTAGCGGTGGAGTTCCTTGTTGCGCTTGCGGATGATAGCCTCGGCCTGCTCTTGGCTTATCTCGTCAAGCCAAAGCTCGCCTACCAGCACGGCCCACAGGTCGTTGTCGTCGCGCCATCTTCCTAGCGTGAAGTTGTAGGTCTCTGCGGTACCCGCCTCAAGGTCGATGCGCGAAACGCGCTTCACGGAATCGTCGGTGTAGTAGTTCATTTGCGCACCTCCTCGATGTTTGGCGGGGTTGAAAGCCCGTCGGACAGCTCTATCATGCGGCGCACAAGCTCGGCGCGCCGTTTCGGGTCGGTCTCGGGAAGCCGCTGCTCCTCGTAGAGCTTGTGAAGTTCGTTCTCCTTTAGGGCAAGCGACTCGGGCGTGTGGAACTGAAGCTCGAACTTGAAGCCGTCGGGCGTCTCGAACTGGCAGTTGACGCCACGATAGGTCACACCCGTGCTCTGCAGCGTGTTCTTGACCTTGACCAGAGTATAGCCAGCCTTCTCAAGCTCGGCGCGGATGCGGGCGAACTCGTCGGCGAAGCTGGCCGTTTGAAGCTGGTAGGTGTACCGCAGCACGTCGTGGATGGAGTCGGCCGCTTCCTGCTCGCTCATGGTCTTGTCGTACGAGTCGGTGCGAATCTTGCGCGCGAGCGACTGCTGGCCCTTGAGCCTGAAATCAAGCCCCGCGAGCGTCGAGCCTACGCGCTGAAGCGATTGCAGGAACGACGTGGTTCCAGGCTCTCGCACCATGGCGTCGGAGCGCAAGCGCGTGGCTTGGGTGCCCGAATCGCCTCCGCGCTTCTGCACATACTCGTCTATCCACTTATCCCAATCGGCCACCTCAAGGGTGTATGAGCAGCGGCACCACGGGTGCATGGGCGGGAAGTTCGTGCCTGGCATGCGCTCGGACAACTTGGCGGGGTGCTGCTTCTGGTAGGCCTCAAGCTCGCGGCACACCTCGCAGGCCTTGCCGTCGTGTATGCAGCTTATGGCGTAGCTTTCGAACTCGGACTCGTGAACGCGGGCCTGCGCCTCGTTGAAGAGGTACGTGCCCTCGGTGTACACGAGGCGCATAGCCGTTCGGGTGCCGCTGTGGTTCAGCCTCGCCCGAAGCTCGCGCGAGATCTCGTCATAGGAGACGCCGCGCGCTATGAGCTTCGAGAAGTCGTCGATGAGGTAGCTCGCCAGCTTCTCGCGGTTTGCCCAGATGCGCGCCGAGAAGTCTTCACCGGCGGCCCATGCCGCCCCCACGGTGGCCTTGACCACCTCGGAGTCGTAGCGGTAGAAGTCCTTGCCGAAGCCCAGCTCCTCGGCGGCCATGTTGGCCGCGCGGCGCGCCCGCTCGGCGCAGTGGCGCTGCAGCTCTGCCTGCTCGATGGCCCCTATCTCGTACTGCTGGATGCGTATCTGAAGCTGGATGGCCTCAAGCTCGTTCAGCCGGTAGATGGACTCGCGGACGGGCATGAGGTCGGCGTACTGCGGGTACTTCTTGGCAAAGTCGTCCATGCGCTCCATGAGCAGGGTGTGGTCTTCCGCGCTGATGGATTGCAGCAGGCGGCGGTACTCGATCACTTCGTCCTCGCCGTACTGGGCGTAGTAGGCGGCTATGAGGCGGTCGAGCTTGGCCGCCTCGCTGGCGTACACCTTCTCAAGGCGCTTGCGCAAGGCGGCCTCGTCCTTCTCAAGCTGCGCAAGGAACTCGTCTCGGCGCTCGCGCCAGTACTCGTCGCTAGGCTTACTCATCGCTGCCCATAAGAAGCTCGATGATCTGCGCCTTGGTGGCGTTCTTCGGAAGGGCCACGCCGCTTCCCTTGGCAAGCTCGCGCAGCTCGTTGATCTTCATGGCCATCAGGCCGGCGTTGTCGTCCGCCTCGGGCTGCTCTTCGGCAGGCTCGGGTTCGGCCTCTTGCGCAGGCGCTTCCTGCTGCTGTTCCGCCTCGGGCTGCGGCGCACCGCTCGGCTGCTCCTTGATCGCGTACGTTGTCGTATCCACCAGGGAGCCGACCGTCACGAGGTCTTCGCGGATGTAGCCGCCCATGGTCAGCTCAAGCCAGCCGGGTGCGGCATCCTCGACGTGCGCGGCGCAACCGCTGTCCATCGTTCCGATAATTGGCGCCTCTGCGCTCGGCTGCTCGCGGATGGCAAGGCGCTTGCCTCGGCTATAGATCGCTACCTTCATCATTGGTTCCTTCCTCTTCGGTGTCATCTGCCTGGGCCGTCCTGTTGGTGGGCATGCCGCCGCTTATGGCGTCCGCCTTCTCTTCCTGCTCGTCGCGCTTGCGCTGCATCTCTGCCTTCGGGTCGCTCACGCACGAGAGCACGGAAAGCTGGGTCTCCTCGGACACGATGCCAGAGAGCTGTCCGGCCACGCTTGCCTCGGATTGCAGGTCGTCGGGCATGTTGCGGTGCATGGTCACTTCCACGGCCTGCCAGTCGTCGCCCGCGAAATCGGCGTTGGGGTAGGCGGCCAGAAGGCGCATGCGCTCCTGCACGCCGCGCCTGAACTTCAGCTCCTTGTTTCGCGCCAGGTTGCTCATGGGCATCATGCGCATCTTGAGCGCTATGCCGGAGGCCGTGGCGAAGTTGTCGTCGGTGATGTCGGGCACCATGGCGGTCTTGTAGATGAGCGTTTCCAGGCGGTTGATGAGGTTTTCCTGCACGCCGTCGGCGTTGGGCTTCACGAGGAACATCACGTCGAGGCCCTCGGTCGATTCGCCGAACAGGTTGATGATCTTGTTCTCGCGGATGTTCTCTATTTCGGACTCGTCAAGCTCCTTGCCCTTCACAACCATGTAGCAATCGCTGAAATACTCGACGTCGTTGGCCTTCTCGGATAGCACGGCGTTGTACTGCTCGATGAGGGAAAGCACGCCCTCGTACAGGCCGCGCCCCTCGGTGTTCTGGCGGAAGTCGACTGCCGGCACGCTCCCGAACGCATGCGCGCTAGGCTCGCCGAATGCGAAGCCCTCATTCGTGCGGGCGAAATCGACAACCTGCGCGGCATCCGACCAGCTGCCCTTGATGGCCCCGTCGTCGCCGTAGAACCAGCGCACGAAGAACAGCGGGCGCTTCAGCACGGAGTCGTCGTACACCATGAAGGCGGTCAGCGGCGCGACCGCGATGGAACGCGGCATGCCGTCCTCGTCTTGGTAGAGCATCTCGTAGGCATGGCCGAACTTGGAGGCCATCTTCGAAAGCTCTGCGTCCACGTCCTCCTGAAGGTTTCTCGCCGTGAACTCGGCGATGAACGCCTCCACGGAGCTTTTCCGCGAATCGGGCATCCCCTCGGCGTTTTTGACCGAAAGCGTCATCGGAACGCCGATGAAGTAGCCCTCGAAGGTCTGCGTGATGGTGTAGGCGAAGTCCGCCGCCATGCGGTTGTCGGGCTTGTAGTCGGGCTTCCTGCGCCAGGCGCGGTCGAAGATGGCGTAATGGCCTCTGTAGGCCGCGTCAAGGTACTCGTAGCGCGGCTTGTGGGACTGCTCGAACTCATCGATGAGCCGCTGCAGAAGCTCCGGCGTCATCTCCGTGCCCGCCGGCACGCGGAAGTCCTCGGTCTCGGGCTCGCGCTGCATCTGGTCGTAGTAGAAGGAATGGAACTCGTGCGCCACTTATATGCCTCCCTTGAAGAACTTCACGCCCGGCTTGCTCTGCCACTGCCTTATCGCGCTTGCGAGCGAATCCGGCATGTCGTCGTGCGCTGCGTTCTCGCTGTAGTCGAGCACCTGGTTCAATGCGTCCGCGTCGAGCGGGTACTGGTCGCAGTCGAGGAACCTCACGTTGGCCCACTGGCTGCGCAGGTGCGTGCTTATCTTGATGTACTTGTTCTCCGCCTCCTGGTAGGAGCAGCACGGGTGCCCCCTGCGGATGATGGACTTGCGCAGATAGCCCTTGTCGGCGTTCGACTCGCAGAAGACAGTGCCGATGCGCAGGGCCTTGCACTCCTTCAGGATCTCGTCGAGGCAGTCGTCCACGTGCCTATGCCACATGCGGATGTGCGCGTACCAGATGCCGCTCCTCTCCCTAACGCAGGTGAAGGCCGTGTAGTCAGCGCCGCCGTAGCTCGCGTCTATGTGGCCTATGCCGTCCGCCAAAAGCTGCGGCTCTTTGAAGAACTGCGCGTTGGTGAACATGGCGTCCTCGTCGGCGATGTGCTTCAGCTCGTAGTTGGCAGCGAACAGGGACGGAGACATGCTGGCCCTCACGCGCTCTATGTCTTCGCGGCTCATGAGGCCCGTCTCGAAGCAGCTCCACCGGCGGATGTTGGGCATCAGCTGGAAGGCGTCGTCCTTGTGCCATGGCGTGCCCGTGTTGAAGATGCGCCCGCCACGGTTGCGGATGTTCTGCAGCTCCATGTACAGCAGCTTGATGCGCTCGCGCTCGGCTGCAGACACCCTGTCCTTCACGTTCACGATGTCGTCGGTGAACACCTTGTCGGCGTGCTTGCCCGTGAGCGAGCCGCCGCATCCAAGCCCCAACAGCTGGGGAGCGCCCGACACACCCTGCTTGAGGTTCGTCGACACCGACGACTGCGTGGCCTTGGTTATCACGAGGTCGGTGCCGTAGAGCATGCGCCCGAGAGCCTGGAACCACTCGGATTGAAGCACGTTGGCCGTGGCCGTCATGACCTCCGCCACGTCGTCGTCGGTCTTGCGCAGGAATATGACGCGCTCGCCGGGGAACAGCACGAGGATGAAGGCGAACGAGATGTGCAGGCACGTGGTCTTGAAGGAGCCTCGGTGCGCCTGGATCGTCTCGTCCTCGGTGCCGAACACCATGTCCTTGATCCACTTGTTGTGCAGGTCGGTGAGCTTGTCGTATCCGAGCTTCACGGCGATGTCGGCGGGGCAGTCGTACACCAGGTCGATGAGGTCAGCCCTTGTCGGCATGGCGCTTCGCCTCTATCAGCTTGCCGATCTCCTCGGCCGCGTGCGACACGTCCGCTGCCACCTCGACCTTCTCGACGGGCTTCTCGCCTGCGGTGTCGCGAAGGAACTGAAGCGCGGCTATGTCGCCCTTCATGGCCTTCCTGGCGACCTTGAGCACGCTTATCTCGGAAACCGTGAGCTTGCGGTCGGGGTAGTCCTCGAAGGACATCCCCTCCAGCTCGTCCAGCTCGGCGTCGGTGCCCTCGAACGGCATGTGCAGCACGGTCTTGGCAATCTCCTGCAGTTGCTTCTTCTCGCGGCGCTTCTTGGCGGCGGCCTTGCCGGCCTTCGAGGCGGCGGCCCGGCGCTGCTCGGGCGTCTGGTCACGCTTCGGCTTGATGAGGTTCTGGTCGTTCATGGCTAGTCCTCGAACGTGAGGCCCATGAAGCGCAGGCGCTTGTCAAGCTCGGCGAGCGCGCCGAAGTCGTTGGAGCCGTACACGAGGGCGTGGACGATGGCGGTGTCCATGACGTACTGCCACTGGCGCTCGTCCCAGCGGTCGCTGCAACGGTCGTCGCGCCACGCGTTGAACCATGTGACGGTCTCGGCGGGCCAGTCTGTGTCGGTGGGAAGTGTGGGCTTCTCTCGCTTGGCTGCCATGCGTTCACTCCTCTCTGTTTTGCTTTGACGATGGAAAGGGCCAGCGCCTTATGATCGCGCTGGCCCTGGGTTCCCCCTTAGTAGGAGGAGCGGCCGGAAGAGCTGCCGCGACCGCGATTGAACGCGGAGCGCACTCGGTTGGCGATGTTTCCCGCTGCGCGGCGAATACGACCGAACATGCCTGCCTCCTCTCGTTTTCGGGAACAAAAAAGGCGTCCCGAAGGACGCCTTGATTTTCCTATGCGCGTGAGATTGGCCTTAGGCCTCAAGGGCCTCAAGGATCTTCGACCCGTCCATGTACAGGTCGCCGTACTTCGCCAGGGCATACTCCCTGATGAAGCTTTCGAGGTCGTCGGAGTCGCGGAACACGCACACGACGTAGTAGGCGCTGCTCCAAACGTTGTCGTAGTAGGGCTTAACCTCAAGCGACTCGAACGCCTTGAGTATGGCATCGGCCTCGGCGAAGCTGTCGCCTTCGAGGCTGTCGGTGGTCTCGACCGAATCGAGCGGGTTCGGCATCGGCGTGCCCTTCTGCTCCTTCGGCTTGAACTGCCGCTTGTTCTGAAGGCCTATGCGCTCCTCGAACACGGGGCGGATTACGTCGCCGAACGTCCAGCCCTCGGCATCGGCCTTGACCAGATCGGCGAAGCGCCCGCGCTCCTCGGCGTCATGGAAGCAGAAGCAGATCCAGAAGCCGGAATCGACGGCCATCTGAAAGCGCTTCTCCTCGCGCTTCTCGCGGTCTCGGTAGCTTTTCTGGTGGTCGGTCAGCTGCGCTTCCTCGGCCGCCTTAGCCTCTTTACGCGCCTTCTGCGGCTTCTCAAACTTAAAGCCCATAGTGCTCCCACCTCTTCTCGTCTGCCTCGATGAACGGGTACCACTTCTTGACCACGGCGAAATCGTCGGGGCGCTTCTCGCGCAGGGGCTTCATGAAGCGCATGTCCAGGCCGTCGAAGCTGCGCCCGAACAGCTCGTAGTCCGGAGGCAGGCCGATGCCCCTGCGGGCGATCGCATCCATGACTTCTGCCTTCGTCCAGTCCGCAACCACCGAGGCCTTGTGCGTGGTCTGCTTCATGAGGCCGTGCTTGGTGAGGCTGGCTCGACGGTACGGGTTGTCGCAGGCGCGCACGCCGTCGCAGAACCACGTGTCATCGGGCAGGCCGAGGTCTTCGAGGATGTAGGGGCGCATGTCGTCGTAGCTGTAGACCGGCATGTTCGCGGCCTCGATCGCGTCGCAGTGCGCCGGGCTTTGGAACACGCAGTTGTTGAGCGTCCTCGACCATCTGGGGTGCGGGTACTGGTGTATCTTCACGCCGAACACCTTCTCGATGGTTCGCACGTTCTGCTCGACCATCGGAAGGCCCGGGATAGACCAGTAGTAGATCGGCACGACCTCTATACCCTCGTCCTCAAGCGCCACCCAGGCGGCCAGCGAGTCCTTGCCCAGCGAGCAGGAAAGCACCACGGGGCGTCCTTCCGCCTTGAGCCGCTTGCGAATCTCGGCGCTAGTCGGCTGGCCCTTGATTATCGTCGGCATCTTCGCTCCTCTCCGTTATCTCGATGGGTTCGCCCATTCCGTTCAACGTCAGCTTAAAGCCCATGTGAGAAGCCATGAGCGCGAGGTTTCCCGCGCCAAGGTCGGAACCTTGTTTGATCGTGTTCTGAACGTAGTTCCTGCTCTTGCCCATGGCCTTTGAAAGCGCGTACATGCTCATGCCGGAACGGTCGAGCATTTCTTTAAGCGCCTCAGTCGGTGTCATGCAACCTCCCTCCATGCCTTGATCTGATCCCCTGATGATACAGCAATAGCAATAGGGATACAACAATAGGAATTGTGCAGGTATTGTGTAGAACAATAGCTATTGTGCATTATGCCTATAGCACACTAATTATTGTGCAATAATTCAGTTGTCAGCAATGAGGGCCACAAAGCCCACAGAGCTAGCAAGCAGCTTTAGAACCGAATAAGGAGGCTACAGAGATGGCAGAGCAGCAGAGTTTAGATCTGATGGTAAGTGGTCAGCTGGTGAGCAATCACACGATCCTAGCCATAGTGGAGGGCATGAGAGCACGAGGCTACTTCAGGAAAGGCCCCCAGGGCCGAAAGGATGGCCTAGAGCTTGCAACAGCCTTGAAGCTTGTAAACGAGTACATGGCATACCCCGAGCTTGGCAGGTACACAGTAGAGGCCACGAAGCACAGGCCAATTAACGAGATCCCCCGAGCCGATTACGAGCAAGTGGAGATCATGAGGGCTTGCGATAACTACCTTGCACAGGTAACCGAGGCATTCAAGGCCAACAGCGACGAAGAAGCCATTATTTACATGGTGAAAGACCTTCGAAAGCAGGTCATAGCCGATGGCATCGAGTCCGGGGCCTTGAAGGTTCGAAAGTACTTCGGCAAGCATGGCTTTTACTACATGGACGATCAGGGCAAGTGGCAGAACGCCAAGGCCATTGATTGGAACATCGGCGAAACGAACCCCATCAGACCAGCAGAGCAAGCAGCCTAAAGCAAGCAGGAGGCCCCGAGAAGGGGCCTCCCACAACAACACACAGGAGATCATACCGTGCAGAAGCTACTCACGAAAGAGCTTCAGAAGAAGCTCCCGCCGCTCTACTCGCAAGACGGCAAGAAGGCCGCGACCGTGGTTTACGGCCACTGGTTCAGCTGCTTCAACGGCTGGGACTTCTACGCCACCGAGTACGACGAGGAGACCGGCGACATGTTCGGGTTCGTCTTCGGGGCAGTCCCCGAGATGGGCTACTTCAACCTGGCAGAGCTTGAGGAGATCAACCGCAAATACGGCCTGAACTACTTCGAGCGCGAGACCAATTTCACACCCAAGAAGGTTACCGAGGTTCCCAGGATAGCCGAGGCGTTCGGCTACCTCTGGGAAAAGTAACAGATCACTACCGGGGGGGGCCTAGCCCCTCCCATTAAGGAGGGTTCGACCATGGAACGAGAAAAGATCATCGAGAAGATCAAGAAGCTTCGCGAGCACAGCGTGGAGAACGGCTGCAACGAGGCCGAGGCCATCCAGTTCGCACTCAAGGCTCAGAAGCTCATCGCGGACAACGACGTGGAGGAATGGGAGCTTGCCGACGAGGTGAAGCGGGTTACCGAGACCGAGGGATGCAAAGCCTCGCGCCCATGGGCGCAAAGCCTCCTCGCGGTGGTGGCCGAAAACTTCAGGTGCAGGGCCTACATGCAGAAGGCGACCATGCGCAGCCGGTCATGGAAGCCCGTCTTCGTGGGCTACAAGGCAGACTCGGAGGCTGCGGCGCTGGTGTTCGAGCACCTTCTAAAGACAGGCGACCGTCTGGGCCGCGAGTACGAGGAGTTCGCCTACACGGACTCCAACGCCTACACGAATTTCACCATGGGCTTCGTGCTGGGCGTCAAGTCGGAGCTTGAGAAGCAGAGCTTCGAGCTGATGATCGTTTGCCCCAAGGAGGTTGACGACTACATGGAGGGCCTGAACCTCAAGACCTCGAAGAGCCGAGGCCCCCGAACCACCAACAACGACAGCATAAGCCGAGGCATGCAACGGGGCCGCGACGCGGTGCGCAGCCGGCGCATGGAGGCCCCGAGGGGCAACCTCCTCCCGGCATAGCAGGAACGACACAGGGGCAGGGCTTCAGGCCTTGCCCCGATCTTTAGAAAGGAGCGAACCATGCAGGTAAAGGCAGGCGACATTTTCGAATGCGAGGGCAGTTTCTACCAAGCCATCAAGGCCACAGCGAAAACAGCAACGATCAGGCCCATAGAAAGCACCTTCGAGGGTTTGGCCGACGCCTACGGATGGGAGCACAAGTACATGCCCCTGCCGAACTGCTTCACCTACGACCCGATTATGGGCCGAGAGGCGAGCGACAACGGGAAGCGCCTCAAGATCAGGGACTACAGCAGGGCGAAGAACAGCCCCGAACTCGAATTATGCGGGTACCGGCTCACCCTATGGGACGGCACCCCGAGCATCCGCGACACCTACAACTAGGGGGAAACCATGCGACGAAACTATACATGCATCATACGGCACGGCGGCGGTTTCGGCGGCACCTACGAAAGGGAGCACAGCTACCAATCGACCCACAGGGCAGGCAGCAAGGCCAACGAGGAAGACGCCCGCACGACATGGCGCAGGCTGCACGGCAATGCAGGCTGGTGCGAGGTCGTGCCGGGAAGCGTGAGGCTTGAGAGCGAGGACTAGCCATGAAAGACCGAGAGCCGAAGCAGTGGCACGAGCTTTTACAGATCATCAGCGAGGCCAAACGAGATCTAGAGAAGGTCATAGCAGCCGAGAAGGCCACGGGGCAGCACAGATAACAGCAGGCATGATAAAGCCCCCTAGAATCGAATCTAGGGGGCTTTATCACGCCCTCAGGGGCTACACAAGCCCCCATATACCGGCAACCCAGCGAGCTAGCAACGAGCAAATGCCAATCATTGTGAGCGACACAGCCACGAGGCTACCGGCATACACCACGGCTGCTATGACCTTCTGTGCGCGGTTCACTTCAGGCCCCCGATCTTGGCCTTGAGCTTGCCCAGAACCCCATAGGGGCGAGGGAGCGGCACGAACACGAAGCGCTTGCAGCCCTCGCGCCCGCAGGCATCGGGATATGGCTTCGAGCCGGTTATGCGCCCGCGCTTACGGTTTCTGTCCTCGCAGTCCATGAGGTGCAGGCGCATGTCGTCGCAGCCGCATGCCTTTACGAGGTTGACAGTCGCCTGCACGACGTCGGCGCACTCCTCCATGAGGGACTGGCGGCATTCGGCCTTGGCCTCGTCGTCGCGGCACTCGTCCCACACCTGCCAGGCGTTGTACACCTCGGAAGCCTCCTCAAGCACCTTCAGAGCTTGGGCCTTGTCGGGCGCAACGCCGTCGAACGTGGCGACGCTGCCCAAGATCACGCAGTCTTGCATGTCATACTCCAATCATCCAGCGCGCGAGCGATGAAGCCGCCCACACGGCAAAAGCATCAATAATCAGGGCCACGGCGAAGAACGCCAGGCAGCCCCAGTTCACGTTTCGCAACGCGCCTCCTATCCGCAGACGAGCAGGGCCAGGAGAACCAGCCCCGCCGCCAGCATCCGTATCGCCCAGACCTCAATGGCGAGGACTCCCAGCAGCAAAGCCATGGCGGCGGTCGCTAGCCATCCCATCGGTCGCACACGTCCTCCTGCTCATCCTTGTAGTGCTCAACAATCCAATCACGCGCCCAGAGCGCAGCCTTCCACGGCGTGGTCTTCACCTCGTGGTCGGCCTCGTCGAACGCATCCTCGAACTCAAGCCCGCATATCCCGAAATCGCAGCAGCCTTCCAGACAGTGCGAGCAGTCCCCGCAGGTTTTCGGCTCCTCACGGTTCCACGGCGCGTTCGGGTCTCCCTCGAAGCACCCCGGCGGGAGGTTCCAGCCGCTAGGCGGCTCGAAGTCAACCATTTCATCACGCCCTCTCGAACCGGTTCTGGTCGAGCCACCAGCTCGGGCAGTGCTTCAGGCCTTGCCAAAAGCGGTAGTACATCCAATCCTTCTGGCGGTCAGCATGGGCGCAGCCGTAGAACCTTCCGTAAAGGCACGTCGAGCAGTTTTCTGGAACGTTATTCCTCTCTATCACCAGCATCGTCAGTCACCGTCCCAAACGCCGTCGGGGCGGATACGCGCCATCGCGGCCAGCTGCAATAGGGGGCGCTTGGCGTTGCCCTCGGTGGCTTCCCAGTAATCTTCGGAAACCCCATCGGACAGCTTGGCCGCAGCCGCTTCGAGCACGGGGATGGACTCCGCGCCGGTCATGCCGTAGATGGTTCTAATGCCCTCGTCCCCGAGAACGCGGTAGTAGTGCTTTCCGTAGTTGTAGGTGACGTTCAGCCAAAGCTCGGTCGTGCCGCCCATGGCATAGGTGCCGCCGCGCATGTCGTGCGGCACGTCGGTCTTCAGCGTCTCGTGCGTAACGGGGTCGCACAAGCGGATGTCGTAGCTCATTGCGCCTCCTCCCAGTAATCGCAGTGGTTGTTGTCTCCTGTCACGAAGTGCTTGCCGTCATGGTTGCAGTAGCAGCGCGTGCCGGTCGTGCTGCCCGCCTCGTTGCCGTCTACGTCGAAGCGGACGATTGGCACAACGTCGTGCTCGTGGTGGGCGCAGTTCTCGCAGCGGTGCGTGGGCGGCTTCCACTCGTCGTGTATGTCGGGGTTGAACACGTATTGATCGGTCATTTATCCTCCTCGTCGGCTCGTTTCCAGTAATGACCTCCGGCCTTGCATCCCGTTCTGACGGCCCTCACGATGTTCGAGCTGCCGCAATACCCGTATGTCGCGAGCGCCGCCGCGCCAGCCGACTCGAATCGCACGCCATCGTCGCGGACAACGGCGCCCACCGGGCCAGCCATCTGGGCAACGGGGATCTTCTGACGCTCTTTGGCAATCAATAAAGCTCGCTTCATTCGCTGCCTTGGAATCTTGATCCCTGCCTTCTTGGCACAGCCCGCGTGATAGCCGGTTTTCGAGAGTGTGTACCCGCCACACAGAGGGCAGACGGTCGCATAGCCGCAGCGGGCGCGGGATTCCCACCATTGGCGGTTTCGCCTCTCGCGCAACTCGCTTTCGGTAAACCGCTTCGTCCTGCCTCTAGCCATTCTTGGCGACCTTCGCGCCGCAATCTGGGCAATACGTGCGGCCGTCTTCATCGAGGACAAGGTGCGTGGTCGCGCGGTCGATAAGGCCGGTCAGCTTGCCTATGCGCTCAATAGCTTGCTCTGGCGTGTGGCCGTCCCACTCTGGCGCTCGGTCAAGCTCCTTGCAGCGGAACATACCCCAGTACGGATCGATGTCGTAGTGATAGGTGGCCTGGCCGTCTGGCGTGTCGATGCCGACGATGAACATGCCGCCATACATGATGCCGTCGCTGTGCGCCTTCGCTTTCCATGCCTTGTCGGGAAACGCCGAAACGACGACGGAAAATAGCACGGCTCGGTGGTGGTATAGCTCGTCAAAGGTGTGATAGCCGTCGGACGTGCTTCCGTTGATGGGGTTCGGCCTGATGAGTCCCGCCAGGCGCGTGAACAAGGAGCGCGGATCGGGGAAATCTTCATAGTTGCATGCCGCAGACTGAAGGCGTGCCCACCATTCGGATAGAGACGAGCGGTCGAGGTAGACTGCATCGTGTTCAAGCTGGTCGGCAACGCTGTTGCGCGTCGCGTCGTCAATCATCATCGGCACCTTCCTATGCTTTTCAGGTACAGGTTGTTGCGGCGCGATCGCGCTAGCGCGCGGCGATAGCGGCGCTGCCACCTCGGGTCGAGCCGCTTCGCCAGCTTGCGTATCGCCTTCGCCGCTTGGCGGAACGCCCGCGCGAAGCACTCGGCCAACGCCTTCACGGCATCCACCGTCATGCGGGCTGCCTCGGCGAAGAACTCGCTACTCCTCATAAAGCACCTCCAACCCGTATGCGGTGGCGGCGTCGTGTTCGATCTTGCAGCCTCGGGCGTCTTCCCAGCCCTTGCAGAAGTAGGCCGCATGGCAAAGGCTCATGTTCTCAAGCGACTTCGCGAGGAAGCACAGCGGAACCTGCACCACGTCGCGCTCCTTCATGGCCTCGTCGCTGTACCACTCGTCGGTGAATAGGGTGTTCACGACCTCGTAGCCCATCTGGCGCAGCTTCGCCACGGCGAGGTCGCGCGTGGCCACGATTTCCTCGTCTGTCTTGCCGGCCATCGGCTGCGAGATCATGGCCTTCTTCACGGTTGCAGCTTCCTTGGCGGTCTCGGTTTTCTTCTCGTCGGTCATCAGATTTCCTTTCCTATCAGCTTCCACAGGTCGAGGAGCGTTCTCCTGCACCTGCGTATGTCGTTCTGTATCTGGGTCTTGCCCTGCCCGTCTTCCAGGCCATAGCCGAGGCTGCCGTAGGTGTGCAGGCACGACTCGCTAGCCTCTCGGGCCTCGATGTTGTCGCACAACTCGTCAACCATCAGGCGCAGCAGTTGCGCTTTCCGCAACACCTTGGCGTTAGCCATCGCTGCGGCCCTCGCGGGCGATGATGATTCCCGCCGTGATGGACTGCACCATGTAGGCCAGCTCCTCGGCGGCAGGCTCTTCCTTGCCGACGCTCGCCAGCATGTCGCAGGCCGCGTGCACGGCCTCGTGGGCCGCGAGCGCGTAGAGTTCAGGTGCCTTCACCTTGCGGCTTATCCAGATGACGCAGCCCTTGCCGGGGACGCAGGTGGTGAGGCCGTCCTTGCCTTCGAGGTCTCCCGGCTCTTCGCCCATCCTGCGCACGGCCTCGCGGTACTCGCGCTTGCTGGTGGCGACCCAAAGTGGGTCGAACGGTATCACCAGCAGCTCAATCTCGGTCGCCATCGTATTCCTCCTTTGCCTCGAACTTCGGACTGAACGCCGTGCAGCTCACAACTAGGTCGCGTGGCCTCTTTCCTCCTTTCGAGATGCAGCACGAGTACCCCTCGCTAAGCGGGAAGCCGTACACGCAATCGGAACACAAGAGACGGCCCCCTTTGTTGGCTGCGCTCATCGCTCCACCTCCAAGCAGCCGGGGAAGCGGCCCCGCGTGTCCAGTACGGTGCCGTCTTCCAGCAGCGCGAAGCACTGGTAGCTGTCGTCGGTCAGGGCCTCAACGATGGAAAGCGCCTCTTCCTCGGTGCCCGTGGTGGCTACCACGATTCCCCGCCGGCGGGCGCTTGCGTAGCTCTGGCAGAGCGAGCGCTCGTAGATGCGTATCATTCGCGCGCCTCGGCAGCCCGCTTGTCGTACATCGCGCGAAGCTCAGGCTCGAACTCCTTGATGAACGCAAGCACGCTGATGCCCTCGGGCAGGTAGTACTTGCGCACATTCTCAAGGCACCAGTCCTCGAACGTCTCGCCGTCGGTCACCTCGCACGCGTATCCCGTGCAGTGGCTCATGAGCGCATCGCGCCCGGCCTTGCGGATGGCTTCCTGCATCGGCGAGTCGTGCACCGCCTCGATGGTCTTCATCTGCCCGGTCAGCTCGTCGATGCGCTCGTCTCGGTGCTTCAGCTCGCGGTTGAGCATGTCGTTCTCGTCCTGCTGGTCGAACAGCTGCGCGAGCACGTACTGCTCGCAAGTCTTGATTTCCATGGTTATTTCCCTTCTCGGATCATTTCGTTTCCGTGTTCGTCGGTTATCGCCCAATAGCCGTACTCGTACAGCCCCGGGTGGTGCGGCTCGTAGACTTCCAGCAGTTGGCCCGTCCACCAGGCCTCCTCGTACACCTTGGAGCGCCAGCGCCACTCGGCCTTGAGGCCCGCGCCGCCGTGGAACTGGTTGTGGCATCCGGTCGTGCCGCTGCCGCACAGGGCAAACAGCGGGCTTCGCAGGCTCCACGTGCCGTTCGGCGTGACAAGCTCGAACTCAAGCCCCCAGCTTCGGTGCGCCACGTGGTGGCAGCTCTGTGCGCGCCTGCCGCAGACGCAGCAGCGGTCTTGCAGAAGCTCGTACGACCGCTTGCCCGTGTAGCGCGCCCCGAGGTGTGGCTTTCCGTAAAGCTCGGCGCGCTCCTTCGGCCAGCCGCGCAGCTGGCTTGCTTGCAGGATCATGCGAGCCTCCCGTCCGGGCCGTCGAACTCGACCACCCTTGCCCCGTGGCGCAGCCGCGACACGATGGCCTTGGCCGTGTCGGCGTCGCCCTGCTCGGCGAGCCTGCGCACGAGGTCGCTGGGCCTGTACTGCGTAGTGACCAGCGTGGGGCGCATCGCCGAGTAGCGCTGGTCGATGAGCTGGAACAGGCTGTCGAGCACGAAGCCCGTGGGCCTGCGCTTGCCCAAGTCGTCGATGAGCAGGTAGCCCGCTTCGGCATAGCGCTTCAAGGGGTCACCGCCGTCGTGGAAGCTGCGCTGAATCTCGTCGAGCACGCGGTACATCGGCACCATGAGCGGCGACTTGCCCCGGTCGTGCAAGCGCATGGCCACGGCTGCGGCGCAGGTCGTCTTGCGGGTGCCGACGTCGCCCCACAGGTAGAGCCATTGGCCGCCCTCCATGGCAAGCGCAAGCTCGTCGGCCATGGGGTGGTCAAGCCCCAGGTAGCGCTCGGGCACGCCGCAGCGCACAAGCGAGCGCCTGCGCTTCTCGGCGACGGCCTTCTCGGCCTCAGCCTGCTCTTGCGCCGCTATGGCAGCGCGCTCGGCGACGGCCCCTTCGCAGTCGCACGACTCGTAGCCGCAGAACAGGCGCTTGAGGCCCAGCTGGGCGTACCGCGCGTTGAGCATGGCCCCGCAATGCGGGCACTCAGTCGTACTGGGAAAAGTCGTCACCTTCGCTCGCCTCCTGCTTCGTCTCGCGTATCGGCTTCGAGGTGCGCCCCCAGTTGCGCACGGAGGCCTTCCAATCCTTCATTCGCGATTTGCCGACCATCCAGCCCTTCTGGGCGTAGAAGTCGACGAACCGCTCTGGGTCGAAGTCGGTCGAGGCAAGGTCGATGCCCTTGGACGCCGCATAGGCGGCTGCGTACTCGGCTACCTCTTCGGGAGAGGGGGCGCGGAAACGCGCCGCACTCGCTTTTCCCTCTTCCTTAATTCCTCTTCCTACTTCCTCTTCCTCTTCGCTTGACCGTTTGCTTTCGGCTTTGCTTGCCAGCTCGCTTGACGTTTTGCTTCCGCTTTTGCTTTGCGGTTTGCTTCCCGTTTTGCTTGGCCGTTTGCTTTCGGCTTTGCTTGCGTCGTTGCTTGACGATTTGCCGCCGTTGCCTCCCGCCACGATGCGCGAGTGGGAGGTTTCCATGACGGGCCGTATGGCCGTTAGCACCGCTTCCTGGGTGTCGGTGCGCGGCTCGGGTTCCTCGCCCGTGCGCAGGTACCGGACGATCATGCCTATAAGCTCGTCGCCCTCCCTGCGGTTGCGAAGCCTAAGCGGCCCGTCGATGAGCGAGTCCAGGACTTGCACGCCGCCGTCACCCCTAAAAGGGAATGTCGTCGTCGTACACGTCCATCGACTGCTGCACGGGCTGCTGGGGCGCTTGCTGCGGGGCCTGCGGTGTCTGCTGGGGCGCGTAATGCGGCACGGGCGCTGGTGCTTGCTGGCGCGGCTGCGGGGCGGCAGGCGGGTTCTGGTAGGCCTGCTGAGCGTTCCACTGGGGTGCCTGCTGCTGCGGCGCTTGCTGCGGCTGGTACGCCTGCTGCGGTGCCTGCTGGGGCGCGTAGGCCTGCGGTTGGTAGCCCTGCGGCGCGTACTGCTGCGGCTGGCCCTGCTGGGCGTTGGGGTTCTGGCTCAGAAGCTCCACCTCGTCGGGGATGACTTCGAGCTTCGAGCGCCTGCCGCCGCCGTTCTTGTCCTCCCACGAGCTGTAGCGCAGCTTGCCCTCGATGGCCACCTTCATGCCCTTGCGCAGGATGCGGCTCAGGGCCTCGGCGCGGTTGCCGAACATCGTGCAGTCGACGAAGTTCGGGTAATCCTCCCACTGGCCCGTCTGCTGGTTCTTTCGGCGGTCGTTGCCCGCAACGCCAAACCCGAGACCCGCCATGCCGCCCGCCGTGCTGCGAAGCTCGGGGTCTCGCGTCAGGTTGCCCGTAATGTTCACTCGGTTGATGCTCACAAAAAGCTCCCTTCTCCGGTGCCGCCGCTCGTCCACGTCCTCTGGATGTCGGCGTCAACGGTCTTGATCCTCAACTTGATTGCCATGATTGCCTCGCTCGAGGCCTTGTAGAGCGCTTCGGCGCAGTCGCGCAGCTGCTTCTTCTCGGCTATGTCGGGGCGTCCCCGGCACAGGTCGCTTATCACGGTGACCGGCGTCCCCTTGGAACGCTCCTCCAAGATGGCTATGCGCAGCGCCTTGCGGTACTCGGCCTCGTTCTCGGCGTACTGCTGGCCAGTCCTGCGCAGGGCCTCAAGCTCCTGCATGAGCTGGTCGAAAAGCTGCTCGCGCTCTCCGTACAGGTCTTGCATGGCCTACAAGACCGTCCACGTCGGGGTCGCGCAGCAACCGGGGTTCTGGATGAACTGCTCGTACTGCTCGCGGCTGTTGAAGCGGTAGGCGGTGCCGCAGGCCTTGCACTTGGCGTCGAACGGCCCCTGCACGGGCGGCTCCTTCTCGGGCTTTTCCACGCCGTTCAGGGAGTCCGGGTCGCTCGTGCCGTCGATGTCGAACATGCCGCAGAGCGCGTACTTGCGCGCGTAGCTCGACGCCGAGCCGGTGAGCTGCGTCTCGCTCATGCCCTTCTGGGCGAGCGGCTCGCGGGCGTAGGCGCAAATGACGATCTCGCCGGGCGTGCCGTCCTCGAACTTCACGAGGCAGGTGGCCTTCACGTAAAAGCGGTCGCCCACCTGCTCGATGGAGTCGTTGAGGGTGAAGAACACGCCCGCGTCACGGCAAGGCTCCTTGAGCGCGGCAACGATGTCCTCCATCGAGCGGTAGTAGTAGTTGCCGTGCGCGTTGTACCGCGCCTTCGGCACGACCACGGAGCGCTGAACCTGCGCCACCGCCTGGTCGATTGTCATGTGCTTGTCGTCTGCCATTCGATGCTCCTAACGGATCGTGCGCTCGTAGACCTGCTGCAGGGTGCCGCGCTTGAACACGCCGCTCACGCCGATGCTCCCGCAGAAGCGCCCGATGGCCTGCATCTGGTCGGTCGTGGCGGAGTCGATGAGCATCACGCAGGGGGTTGCGGGGCCACTCGACACGGGCGCCGGCGAGGCAACTGGTGCGGGCGCTGGCGCCGGTGCGGCAATGGGCGCGGGGCCGATAGGCTCGTCGCCGATCTCCTGCATGGGGCTTCCGCCCGGATACCAGTTGCCGGCGGGTTCGGGCGCGGCCTCCGGCTCTGGTTCAGGCTCCATGGCGGCTTTCAGCTCGGCAATGCGCGCGGCCTCTTCTGCCGCCTTGCGGGCCGCTGTGAGCGCTGCGCCCAGGTCGAGGGTCGCGAACAGCTCGCGCTCGGCCTCGGCATAGAAAGGCTCGCCCTCGAACTGCGACTTGAGCGTTTCCCAGTCGCCCGCCAGCTTGGAGACCTTCGCCTCAAGCGCCTCGCAAGCCTTGATCTCGCCGAAGGTCTTGTTGAGCCACTGCGGCTCGTGGAAGCGCTCATAGGGCACGACGGGGGCCAGAAGCCCGGCGAATTCCTCGTAGTGCTCCTGCAGCTTGGCGTAGGCGCGGGCCTTGCGCTCTTCCTCGGCCTGGTCGAGCTGCGCCTTGATATTGCCGGCGGCTTCGTCGATGATGGCCGTGATCTGCTTGCAGCGCTTCTCGAAGGCGTCGAGCGGCTTGCTGTACTCGCGCTTCACGGCCTTGCGGCGCTCGTCGATCTCCTTCTTGAGGCCGTTGAGGTAGCCGCGGTCGTGCTTGGCCTCTGCGATGTTCTCCTTCTTGGTGAGGTCGTAGGTCGCACCGTCGTAGGCCTCCACGGTCTTGCGCACGTGGGCTTCGAGGGCGTCGAAGTTCGCCTCGATGACGGACGGCTTGTAGGCCACGGTCAGGCTCGATGCGTCCTGCTCCTCGATGACCTCGGCCACAACGTTCTCGGCTTCGTTACTCATCCCAGACCTCCCCGGTCTCGTCGTCGAACTCGATGGTCTTCTGCTCGCTCTCCACGGTCAGGATCACGTAGCCGCCCGTCTTCTTCATCAGGGGAAAGGCGTTCTCGCTGTCCATTCGGACGGTGAACTGCAAGACCGCCTCGTCACCCTTGATGGTCGATTGCTTGAACAGGGCGCGTGCGCTTACCGGTTGCGTCGTGATCAGTGCCACGGCTAGTCCTCCTTCTTCACGCCGAAGATGATGCTCATGACGTGCTTGGCGGCCTGCTCGGCCTCTTTGCGGCGCGCCTGCTCCACAAGCTCCCGGTTGGTGTTCTCGTTGACGACCTGGTAGCCCTTGGCGCGCACGTCCTCGGGGTAGCTTTCAAGCGCGGCCTCGGCCAGGGCGATCATGGCCCACCAAGCGCCCGCGTCCTTCTCGTTGGCCTCGGCCTCGCCGCCCGCCACCATGAGGGCGTTCACGGCGATGCAGCTGGTGAGGTCGATAAGCGTCTCGATGCTGTCGGTGCGGCTCATGCCGTCGTTCACGTTGTTCTCGAAGTGCTTCATTTCTTCTCCTTCACGTACTCCTCGACGAAGTACTCGATGTAGATGCTGATAAACGGTTGCGTCCCGTGGCAGGGCCTCGGGCGCTTGTCCACGGTGCAGGTGATCACCTGCTGGTCGTCCTTGAAGGCAAGGCCGTTGAGCGAGTCGCAGACGAGCTTGCCCACGTTGTCCCAGTCGGGCTTTCCCATGTCGGAGCGCCCTTCCCAATACTTGGGGTTGCTCTTAGCGAGCGGTCGGTAGGTGGATATGCGCATCCTCACGGGGCCGTCGTGCCCGGCGAAGGTCTCGCCGTATTCGGCCCGCCACGCGTCGCGCACCTCCTTCTCGGCCTTCAGGGTCTTGGTGGGGGTGTAGGTGCGGTGGTTGCGGTAATCGGTGCGGGGGCGCTGCTTGCCCACGACCTCGCGAACCGGAACCACGACCCACGCCGTCGCCGCCAGCGTTTGAACCCAGCTCATTCGCTGAAACCGTCCGACTGGCTGCGGTGCTTGTTGAAAGCGCCCTTCAGCTGCGGGTAGCGGGCCTCCATGATGCGGGCCAGGCTCGGGGCGATGCCGTTCTTGCAGGCCACGTGCAGCTCGTTGCGCACCATGTTCACCAGGTAGTTGACCGACACGTAGCCCTTGCGGTTGAGCCTCACGGCGTTCTCCACCATGAAGTTCCAAGCGCCTGGGTTGTCCTCGATCCACTTGCGGGCCTCTTGGAAGTCCTGCTCGCCTGCGGAGCCGAGGCCGAATATCTCAAGCTGGTTGCTCTGCGGCTTGGGGCTGTAGCGCTCGTCGTTACGCATGGACGACACCCGCCGTGGTCTCGTATGCCTGCTGGGCCGTTGCCACAGCGCCGTCCATCGTGGGGATTACCCACGCCCACAGGACGATGAGGAAGATGATTGTGGCGGCTAGGAAGCCGACCAAAACGCCAGCCTTGAACTGGGAGGCGTCCTGCATCTCCTTCGCGGTGGGACGGGGCTTGCGCTCGAATGGTATGATGGTCGAAGCATCGTTCTCGATGCGGTTCATGCGGGCGCTCGGAGTGTGGTAGCTGGGGGCGCTCGCTTTCTTTTTGCTTTGCATTTCGTGCTCCTTTCTGATGTTTCCGCAGGTCATAGCACGTGTGGCTTTTGGTGTGCCTATTTTTGCTTTTTCTTGGCGCGGCTCTTTGCGCTGTAGTAGCGCTGTCGCTCCTGGTTGTTCCTCTTCTCCCTAACCGCCTCCTCTCGCATGGCGTTGGCCTGCTCGGCTAGGTCGGACATGTGAAGTTCCTTCGTGCACTCGATGCACCAGCCGTTGATCCGGTTCAGGGGACGGAATGTCCATCTGCCGCAGTTTGGGCACTGGCTCCGCTTGCGGAGTGAGAGTCCGCAGTGTTGCGCTTGCCACTTAACCGAGTCTTCCGAACGTCCCAGCGCCTTGGCTATCGCTTTAGCGCCTTCGCCCGCGTGCTCTTCGAGGTACTTGAGTTCACGTGTCGACCACTGCCTCATCGCGCCTGCTTCTCGCCTTTCTGCTCGCTTTCCCGGTACGCCTTGACCAGCACGTCGCACATGTGGTCGAATGCCAGCTCGCGCGGCGTTTTGGGCTTTTCTGCCAGCTGCTTGGTGGGCGTCTGCTGTTCGGCCAT